TGGAACACGGTGCAAGTCCTCGATGAGGGCACGCCCTTCGCTGCGGTTGTCTGCCAGATCGTGAGCCTTGCCAAGCAGCGTGTCGTGAACACTCGCGAAGCAATGTTCGACATCATCAACCACTTCGACCTTCTGGAAGATGACCAGATGGGTCAGGCCGAGCAGATTGTGGCTCTTGCCCTCAAGGTTCTCGCCACCAGCAACAACAACACCCGCGTCATTGACTTCGATGACATGGTGTATCTGCCCCTCATCCTGCCTGTGAAGCCCTTCAAATTCCGCACCGTCATCGTTGACGAGGCTCAGGACACCAACCCCGCTCGTCGTGCTCTGGTTGCCTTGCTCTTGTCTCCTGGCGGACGCGTGATCGCAGTCGGTGACCAACATCAGGCCATTTATGGCTTCACTGGTGCCGACAATGACAGCCTCGACCTGATCGGACAGCAGTTCAAGGCTGAGAACATGAACCTCACGGTGACCTATCGCTGCCCCAAGGCAGTCGTGAAGTTCTCCCACCAGTGGGTGAGCCATATCGAGGCCCATGAGACCGCCCCCGAGGGCAGTGTTTCCGTCCTTGGTGCAGTGGATGACAGCTTCGTTCCTCAGGCTTCAGGGGCCATCCTCTGCCGCAACACGAAGCCCCTCGTTGCCCTCGCCTTCAACTTCATCCGTCGTCGCATCGCCTGCAAGATCGAAGGCCGCGACATTGGCAAGGGTCTCATCAAGCTCGCCCTCAAGTGGAAGGCTTGCAAGACCATCCCTGCCTACGAGGCCAAGCTCGATGCATGGTACGACAAACAGGTGATCCGCCTGACCACTGGCAAGAAAGAGGCACAGCTTGCCTTCATCGCTGACCAGTACGAGACCATCAAGGCGATCATGGGCTACTGCGTCGAACAGAAAAAGAACCAGATGGCCGATGTTGTTCAGTGGGTCGAAGACCTATTCGGTGACAACGTGACCGGGGTCGTCGTGCTCTCCACGATCCATAAGTCCAAGGGTCGCGAGTGGAACACGGTTTACTGGCTGAACCGCGCCCAGACCTGCCCAAGCCGCTACGCCACGCTGCCTTGGATGCAGGAGCAGGAGCGCAACCTCTGCTACGTTGCAGCCACGAGGGCGATGAGCGAACTCATCGAAATCGAGTACACCCTCTGAGCCGAGGCACAGGCCCCTCAGGGGCCTCTTTTTTCCTAGGTAGAATGATACAGGCTTGCGCTGACATGGCGCTCAGTGAGCTTCCTACGAGGCTCCAAACAGACAGGAGTATGGATCATGAAAGCCCTTCTTCTCGCGTCCGTCGCCTTCACCTTCGGTGCATGGTGTGAAGGTAATCCCACCGTAGGACGTACCTTCCACCTTCCGATTGTCGATCCCGTTCTTACGGACGTGACGCAGGGAGCTAATGTTCTCCGTACTCAGTTTGTTTTCTTTATGGATGGTGACCACTGCAAAGATATTCTCAACCTCGATGCTCCTACGGAGACTGGCTTGACCAAGTGCTGGTTACGCTTCCTGCCCACCACATAGTTGTTGACATGCCCTTAAAATGAGAGCATGATATTTGGACGGAGAAAACCGTCAGGAGAATTCAGATGGCTAATCAAACCCGCTTCGAAGGTCGCGTCAATGCCAATGACCTTCCTGCCCTCAAGGTGGCGGCAGCGCGGATGAGCGATCATCAGTTGATGTTCTTTCATCAGGCATTCAAATTCACCCACCAGAATGCCCTCAAAGTTGTGCGGGCTGAGATGGCTTTGCGCTGCACGAAGGCTTATCAAGAGTTGTTCGGAGACTGAGATGGGACCGCTGGACCGCGACGTGATCGCATTCTATGCCTTCATCATTGGCTTCCTTGTGTGCGGCATGATCGACGGTGGATTTCACATTCTCTAATCAGGAGTAGGTGTTATGGCTAAGCGCAAAGTGGACCAAGTGGTCGTGATCGAAACCATCAAGACAGGAGCACAGATATTTCATGGGCCGTTCCCTAATTGGGATACCGCCTACGATTGGAAGCTCGCAATGGAGGATTTCGCTGAGAAGCATTCCTTCAATTGGAAGTACAGCATCCGCACCCTCAATGCTCCTCAGAGGACAGTCTGATGAACAGCTTCATTAATCTGATGGGCTTTCTCTTGCTTACTGGCCTTGTTGCCAGTTGGTTAGTGGGTGGCAACGATGAACTAGTCTTCTGTCATGCTCAGGATGAGGCTCATGGGCATGGCGTGAACTATGCCCGCATCGACTGTGGTTGGCAGGCCATCCAGGCTCAATTCGGACTGCAATGATCGTCATACTCCTGCCACAAAGCAGGAGTAGTGTTTTCAGACGGCGTAATTCGCCTATCGGAGATTGTCATGTTCGAGCATCCTGACGACGAAGGCTTCACGTACTCAACCGACAGCGAGTGGGATCGAGCCGAGGCTTATCAGCTTGGCGAGCTTTATCCCGAGCGGGCATGGGTTAATACGGATCGCGATGTCTGGCATAAGAACCCGTTTTATAAGGGTCCGCCGCAGCCTCATCCCGAGAGCTATGACGGTGAGGACACAGATGAGGTTATCGCTTCGGCCCATATTGAGCGTGATATGCTCGATGATATGCCCTTTTAAGGAGAGTGAAAATGAAGGTTCAAGAGTACGAAGATGCCCGCTACCAAGAGGCGGCTGCTCGCCATCCTGTTGGAATTGACCATGTTATGGCTCGCGTCAACTCCCTCAAGAAGCACTATGACTACACGACGGATGCCGCATGGGATATCGTGAACCGTAATGAGGGCACGAATGGACCTCCTAATCCCATCCCTCAGAGTCAATCCCTCTACCTCTCTCAGGAAAACTACATCGTCACGGACGTAGAAGGCAAGTTCATGCTGTTCGATGACGAGGCTCGCAATTTCGTGGAGAGTGCTGTGCTCCTGCGTATTCCACGCCATACATATCGCGTGTTCAAGGAGGTTTCGGATCAATGAGCCACGACCGAGGTTGCCATTGCGGCAGGGAGAAATATGAGTACGACTCATGTTCGGACTGTCACAATGCTTGCCTTCTGGGCGAGCCAGTCACTTTATCAAGCCCCCCGTTCCCCTTCCTATTCGAAGTGCCCGCTCAGAGCCTCAAGGATGAAGCCCTACAGGCCACACTGCACGAGGCGTATGAATACGTCACCCGCTGCGAGAAGGCTCTCAGCGATGCTCGTGAAGCCCTGAAATGGGCAGACGAACAGTACACGACCGCTGCTGAACGTCTCAACACATTACGCAATGAATATGCAAAACGTAATGGGGATTGAGTTAAATAAACGAAACGTCCAAGCCTGACGTTAACTGGCTCGTGTGGAACGTTACCCACAAGCGATTATGCCCCTGGCTTCCGGGCCGGGGGCATAATCGTGTCCAAGATATGTAGCATTCTTCGGACAACCCCTCTCAATAAATAATAGAAGACAAGCGAGAGGACAGCATGAGCATACCCACAACCCGCCAGGAATTCGCAGCCTTCATCATTCGACAATTGAGTGGTGGAGTGACTGAGGTAAACCTATCTGAGACAGCATTAGATGACGCTATTGATCGTGCTCTCTATTTCTGGCAAGAATGGCATTATAATGGTTCTATGAAGTTCTATTACAGTTACCTATTGACTCCAACAGATGTTACCAACAAATACATCACAATGCCTGAGAATATCATTGGTGCTGTGCGTATTTTCCCAATTGGTCAGGCCATTTCATCTGATGCTCTATTCAATATGCGCTATCAGTTCATTATGAATGACCTCTATTCATTAACTAATGTGTCATTGGTTCCTTATTATATGACCATGCAGCATATCTCATTGCTTGAGGAAGTGCTCGTCGGTCAGCAGCCTATTAGATATAACCGTCACCAGAATCAGCTATGGATTGATTGTGATTGGACCATCATGTGTCCAGGCACGTACATCGTAGTGGAATGCCAGCAGGCAATGGACCCAATAGCCGTGCCTGACGTATGGCGTGACCGTTGGGTGCAGGATTATGCAACAGCATTGGCAGGGCAGCTATGGGGTCGCGTATTATCTAAGTACGATGTCGTGCTCCCCTCAGGCATGAAATTGGATGGCAAGAAGATTCTTGATGACTATACGGCTGACGTGAGACGCCTTGAGTCAACAGTGCCAATGATGACAAACGCTGTCTTTATGGCTTGACACTATTCTGACATACTCCAGATAATAAATACTCTTGTGGTTAAACAGGAGAAGAAGTGTCATGGAAAAGTATGGGTTTGTTTATATTTGGTATGACTGCGGTAAATCAAAACAACAAGACGCCTATCGAAAATTTTATATAGGTGGGCATTGGGGATATGAAAATGATTCTTATGTTTGTTCATCGACATGGATGCGTGATGCAAGAAAGAAACGTCCACAAGACTTTAAGAGACGCATATTATCACGACATTCTGATCAAGAAGAACTCTGGAATGCTGAATATAAATGGCTTCAACTCATAAAGGATGAAGAACTAGGTAATCGATACTATAATAAACATAAAACTCATCAAGACATTCCATGGAACAAGGGAAAAACTGGCATACTGACTCAGGCAGACAAAGATCGCTTGGCAGAGGCTCGCCGCAATAGTCTCGTTGGCACTGGTGCGAAGAAGGGAAATGTACAAACTGCCGAGTCAAACCAAAAGCGTTCCAAGACATTGAAGGATAAATATGACCATGGATATGTCTCACCATCACTCGGTAAGAGATTTAAGAGAGGGCCAATGTCAGAAGAACACAAACTAAAGGTTTCCTCATCCAAGAAAGGAAAGCCTTGGTCCGAGAGTAGAAGATTGGCTCAAGTGAATAAGTAAGATGACCAACAAATATTTCAATCGATATAACTTTGGCAATGAGCAGGCACTATTACAAAGCCTAATCACTGAGGCGATTCAAATTTATGGTATTGATGTTATATATGTACCAAGAAATTTAACTAACTTTGACGCTTTATATTTGACCGATGACCAATCAACATATACCCAAGCTATCAGAACCACTGTTTACTTACAAAGTGTTGATGGCTTTGGACCGCAGCAAAACATCTTTACTCGTTTTGGCCTCGAAATACGTGATAACATCACCGTATGCATGAGTACACGCATATTCGAATTAGATATTCAGCCTATTACTAAGCAGGTTCGACCATTAGAAGGTGACTTAATCTATTTCGATCTGAATAAGAAATGCTTCCAGTGCAAGTTCACGAACAATAAAGAGATATTTTACGAATTAGGCAAGCTGCCGACATTCCAATTGACATGTGAGCTATTCGCATATTCAGATGAGACATTCAACACAGGCGTGCCTGAGATTGATGAGCTACAGGGTCAGCAGTCATTGAATATCCTCGACAACGTTATTACTCAGGACAATTCAAACAACATCCTTACGCAAGAGAGTGGTGGTCAAATTACCCTTCCTGGCTTCAATACAAATAACATTGATCCTGTCTCAGGTAACAATGAATTGGCTCGTGAGGATAACATCATTGATGAGTCTGAAGAGAATGCCTTTGGTTTTGTTAATACGAGTGAGTTTCAATGATAAAATTCAAACGCTTCAAAGGGTTTAAGCATAAGACCACAGACATTGATAATGTCAATGTGCAGGATGGTGGAACACCTCAGGCTACTGTGGGCACCACTGCATCTATTAGTGAAGGTGGAGACGACCAAGAGCTTGAGGCTCACCCCAAGCCACGCAAAGGCTTTATGAAGAAGGCAACCAATGCTCCATTGCCTACAGATCGTCGTCAGATTGCGACCATCATATCAGGTGACGGAACCATTGGCTTGTCTGAGGAATATGAATATTCGACTAGTCTACATGACAAATTGTCTGCCCACTACAAATATACACCTGAACATCGTGATGAATTAATGAACCACACAAGCGACTCGCCAGATTTGAATAACCATTTGTGGAACAAACATGAAGGTCGCAGTCCTCTACTCTCAAAATTATCATGGTATGATCGAGATAAAAGTGTAAATAAAATGGATAGTGCTTTGTCCTCACATAAAACTCCTCATGCAATGACGGTATATGCTGGCGTAAATTATGATCCTACCTCAAGAGGCGAGACTGTACATCACCCTGCCTATCTTTCAACGTCAATTCATCGTGATGTTTCCAAGGGCTTCGCTCAACACAAACGAGGCTCAGAGCACCAAGCCGCAGGTAAGCATATTATGGCTATCCACGTTCCCGAGGGGCATAGCGGAGCATATGTTGGTCACATTAGTCGCGTCTCAAATGAGAGAGAGTTTATCCTACCTCGTGGCCTCAATCTAAAGCATTCTTATACTGACACGACGATGGGACATTCCAGCATTCTTCGTAGGCCACAACCTATCCATACTCACCATATGACGATTGTGTCTCCCAAATAAATAAGCTTTATCAAATGGGAGTAGCAAATGGCGGAAAGCATAACAGTCAACACTGGTGGTGTTAACCTACAGGTCACGATAGCCAATGGTCTATTCATTGCAACCGAGAATGGCACCCCAATTGTCACTGAGTCTAACAATTATATAGTAGGCGAGAAGTCCATTACCGTTGATGTAACACCGGGGAATGGTTCTTAATGCTCTCAAATGATTATTTTTACTTTTCATTAATTCGTAAGTATATTTCGATATTCGGAAGTTGCTTCAATGATATGATCATCCAGCGCACCAATCATCAGACTGGTGTGATTACTCAGATTATTAACGTGCCTATTAGTTATGCCGAGCACGAGAAGATGTTGACACGCGTATTAGCTGATCCATCTATTGATCGTAAGGACGCAGTGTTATTGCCTCGTATGTCATTCTTCATGGATGGCTTCACATATGACGGTAGCCGCAAGATTACATCAACTCAAAAGTTCGTAATGTTGCAGTCTACTGATCAAACATCATTCCAATATGCTGAAGTGCCATGGGATTTCCATTTCTCATTGTGGATATATGTGAAGAATAATGAGGACGCAACAAAGATTCTCGAACAGATCGTTCCATTCTTCTCACCTTCATACACAGTACGTGCGTCTTTAATACCTAATAGACTACCAATCGATATTCCAATCACCCTCAAGGATATTAGCCACGTAGACAGTCAGGATGAGAACTTCAAGGATAGGGATATCCTAATATGGGAGCTTCACTTCACACTGAAGGGAGCATTCTATTGCCCAATTCATCAGGCACCGCTTATCGAGGTTACCAATATCAGCTTCTACGATGGAGAGGGACCAGACTATCCTGTTGTTAATAATCATGCATATGGCATATCTGATAACCTCTATAACATAGCAGATACTGGGCCTATTACCTTCGATACAACTATTTCGACGGGAGGCTAACAGATGCCTGAATTAGACGGTACATTTGGTTACACCATCAACAGCACTTCATCTAGTAATGTAGGTTCAAATCTAGTCAGTGTCGGCGGCACTGTATTGAATGCGATCAATGCATTGACTCTTGGTGGTGTATATCCTAATGGATATCTCACTGTTATTGCTAATGGTAGTCCAGGCGTAGCAGGCCAAGCATTGATAACTGGTGGTCCAGGCTCTAATGCTTATTGGGCTGACGTGGCTACTGGTGCAGCATATCAAACAACTGCTGGTCTATCAGCTAATGTACGCACATTAACTTCTAATGATACTCTATTCGTTGGCACAGTGAGTGCAGCTAATGTGGTGTCTAATGCTCAATTACAAGCAAATCTAGCAAGCTTTAATCTATCGGCGTATCAAACAACTGCTGGCCTCGCTGCTAATGTTGCCGTATTAACTGCTAATGATGCTCTATTTGTGGGTGCAGTAAGTGCAGCTAATGTAGTCTCCAATGCACAACTGGTAGCTAATCTGGCCGCATTCCTAACCATAGCTGGTGTATCTGCCAATGTCACACCAATTGTAAACGCATTAGTTCCTACACTCACAGCTAATGACACTCTGTTTGTTGGTGCAGTTAGTGCAGCCAATATTGTTTCAAATGCCCAATTGACTGCAAACCTCGCAGCATATGAGACTATTGCAGGATTGCCTGCTGCTGTAATCACACTCACAGCCAATGACACTTTGTTTGTTGGTCTCGTATCTGCTGCAAACGTTGTTTCAAATGCTCAGCTTGCGGCTAATCTCGCAGCCTATACGCCTACATCTGGTCTATCAATCTACCAAACGACTGCTGGTCTACCTGCTGCCGTAGCTGTATTGCCTGCGAACGACACCCTATTTGTTGGAACTGTGAGTGCAGCTAATGTTGTCTCAAATGCTCAATTGGTAGCTAATCTAGCTAATTATACAACTACAGCAGGCTTACCTGCTGCTGTGACCACATTAACTGCTAATGATACTCTATTTGTGGGCACAGTTAGTGCGGCAAATGTTGTATCTAATGCTCAGCTATCTGGTAATCTAGCAAGCTATACGCCCACATCAGGTCTATCAGTATATCAGACAACAGCAGGATTAGCTGCAAATGTTGTTGTATTGGCAGCTAATAGTGCCGCATATCTTGGTACATTGGCAGCAGCATCTTATGCTAATACGTCAGCCCCTGTAATCACAACAACCCTTGAAGTTGGTGCTGCTGGTAATAATGTAACTATCAATACAACAGCAACTACCCATGGTAATAGCACAGTTAATTCGACAATTAATTCAACTGCATTCAGTGGAACGTCTAATAATGCAACGAATCTAGGTGGACTATCAGCAGCCAGTTACGCTACTGTTGTTGGTCTTTCATCTAATGTAACTACACTCACAGCTAATAATACCCTATTCGTAGGCGCAACATCAGCAGCAAATGTTGTATCCAATGCTCAGTTGGTGGCTAATCTAGCTCCATATGCTCTTTCATCAGCACTCACAGCATACCAAACAACAGCAGGGTTAGCTGCAAACGTAGCCACATTGGCTGCAAATAGTGCGTCATTCATTGGCACATTGGCTGCTGCTTCAGTTGCGAATACATCTGCACCTGTTATTACAACTACATTGGAAGTCGGTGCTGTAGGTAATAACGTAACTGTAAATACAACCACAACAACCCATGGTAATTCTACTGTATTCAGTACGATTAACTCAACTGCCTTCAGTGGCACAGCTAATAACGCAACCAATCTAGGTGGTTCATCAGCAGCAAGTTATCAAACTGTTGCTGGCTTGACCGCTAGTGTGGCTGCTCTTACAGCAAATGATACTCTATTTGTTGGAACAGTCAGTGCAGCAAATGTAGTTTCAAATGCACAATTGGCAGCTAATCTAACAGCATATGAAACCATTGCTGGCCTATCTGCCAGTGTGGCTGGCTTGACAGCTAATAACTCTACAAATCTAGGTGGAGTTGCTGCTGCTGCATATGTTGTCAATAGCATGAATGGTTCATTGACTGGCAATTTGACCATTGCAGGCACGAATACAGTCATTTCATCAAACATAACCCTTACAGGTACAACTCTAATAGCTAATGGCCTCGTAGGCACTGCTGGTCAGCTATTGACATCAGGTGGATCACTGGCAAATCTCTATTGGTCAACAGTCACAGGTGGTGGCGGAACGCCTGGAGGAACAAATACACAGATTCAGTTCAATAATTCTAATACATTCGGTGGTGATGCCAATCTAACATGGAACACAACCACTGGTACTATGAATTTTGGTAATTCAACTGTTAATACACAGATCAATTCAAGTTCTATTACAGTCAATACGGCAGGCACTGCCGCTGCATTGAACCTCATTGCTAACCTTGTAGTGAGTGGTACAGTAAATACGACACAGAACACCACAATCACTGGTGCTAATCTGGTAATGAATTACTGGAATGGTAACTCAACGGTCAATACGACCTATTATCTGTCATTGAATGCTGGTGCTCTGTTCATTGGTAACTCAACAGTCAATAGCACAATTAATTCGACTGCATTCTCAGGTACAGCAGCCAATGCAAATAATCTTGGTGGAGCAACTGCTGCATCCTATGCAACCATTGCAGGTTTGTCCTCAAACGTAGCCACATTAGCTTCCAACAGCACGACATACTTCGGTGGTCTAGGCTTTGCCTCATATGCTAACAACTCCGCACCAGTAATCACAACCACATTAGAAGTTGGTGCAGCATCGAATAACGTAACTGTAAACACCACAGCTATTCTATTAGGTAATTCGACTGTCAAATCCACTGTCAATTCGACTGTATATAATGGCACAGCTAATAATGCTACCAATCTAAACGGTCTAGCTGCAACCAGTTATGCAAATACATCTGCACCAGTTATTACGACTACGCTCGAAGTGGGTGCTGTTGCCAATAATGTTACGATTAATACAACAGCTATTCTAATTGGCAACTCAACAGTTAGTTCGATCTTAAATTCGACAACATTTAATGGTACAGCTAATAATTCATCGTATCTCGGTGCTGTGGTTGCTGCTAGTTATGCAAATACAACTAATACATCTGCCACAAACATCACAGCAGGCACATTGCCATGGGCTCAGGCACCTACTGGGACCGTCAATACGTCTGGCACATTCACCATCGCTGGTGTTCTTACGTATAGTGGTAACGTGGTCCTACAGAGTGGCCTATCAGCTAATGGCGGCTTTGGTAGTGGTGGACAGGTACTAGCTTCAAATGGCACTACAGGGGCTCCTTATTGGCTCACATTGCCTGGAAGTGGTCCAGTCGGTTCAAATACACAAATCGCATTTAATAATTCAGGCACTGAGTCAGGAGATGCTAATTTAACATGGAATACCGTATCAGCACTATTATCTGTTGGTAATACGACTGTTAATACAACGATCAATTCAACATCTGTCACAACAGCAGGGCAGGGAGCAAGCTCACTTATCAGTGTGGGCAATACGACTGTCAATACCCAGATCAATTCAACTTCTATTACCGTAGCCGCTGCAACTATTGCTCCTAACACTGGCTTGAAGGTAGGCACATCAAACATTGCTGCCAGTGGCTATGCATGGTTACCTAATGGATTAATGATGAATTGGGGAAGTACAGCAGTCGCGAATAGCACTGGTGTAGCTGTAGTGTTTGCAAACGCATTCCCAACTGCCGTATTCTCTGTGAGTTTGACTGGCATATTGGGTGCAACATATATTCCATTTGCTTCTGCAAATAGTATAACTGGAGTAACAATCAAGACATCCAACACAATCAATACGACTGTGTGGTGGATGGCAATAGGACACTAAAGGATGAGCTATAAATCATTTCATGATCGTGTTGTAACACATAAGCAGAAAGAATTGGGAACACCACAAAGAACGAAGAGGTTTGCATCAATGACACCGGGAGAACAGGATTTCTCTAATAATCTCGATGCCGACAATCGTGTTGAGTCAGTGACAGTTATTGGACAGATTGATCAGACAATGGATGATCTGAAGAGATTGAAGATTATGGATATAGGTAATGCCAAGCATTATGCAAAGATTGATACACGCATGAAGAAACTAGAGCGTGGCAAGGCAAAGGACTGTGTGCAGACTGAGGTTGAGCTATGGGAAGCAGTCGATGATTATAAACCAAAGAAGACTGTCACTGCATATAAGCTATTCAATCATCGTGGTGGCAAGCTATATCCTCTATTCGTGAACCATGATAAAGAAGTTCCCGTAGGTAAGTGGCTGCACGCTGATATGGGAGGAGCAGACCCAAAGAAGCCCACACATGTGAAGTCAAAGCTTGGCCCATTAGCTATGCGTCCAGGCTGGCATTCAGGTGACTTGCCTGTTGCTACGCATATTGGTGGTAAGACACATGCTGGCCTCTCAAAGCCTAACTATAGACCTGATCATCAGGTGTGGGCTCAAGTTGAACACCCTGCTGACCATGATTGGCAGACAGTTGCTAATAGCAGAGGCAAGGGAGTGAAGGCGCATATTACTGATCAGGTACCTAACCATGGGCATTATAGATATAAGACTAACCCCAATATGACAGGCAATTGGATAATCAGTGGACAAATGAAGGTCAATCGTATCCTCCCTGACCGTGAGGTTGAGGCTATCAATAAGAAAGCAGGCACCGCTGATCTACCAAGATTAAAGAAAATCAATGAGATAGCTAAAAGTACATTGCTATCATACATCAATAAGACACAGGACAAGGACAGATATTTCGCTGATCCAGACAGATTAGATAGTCGTCTCAAGAGTCATGTGCTGGCACAGCAGAAGGTAGGACAGTCAAAGTTCAGACCTAAGAAAATGGCAACCAATGAGTCAATCGATTATAAGGACAATGCAACTGTTGGACACTTGAAGGCGATCACATCCAATTCACCATATAAGAGAGCAAGATTTGTTATCCATCCAACAGGTAGAATGACAGTGGGCGATGCATATACACATGATCATCATTCACTTGGTGGCGGACATCCAAAGAACATCGAAGGTAATGTATACCATGAAGATGGACAAATGAAGTTCTCTGTATTCCATGGTGATAGCTCAAAGAGATATCAAGGCGATCATCCTATGTTTGATCGCTTCCATGCTCAGGGTATCCATCGCGTTATTGGTGAGTCATTAAATGAGTGGGAAGAGCGTAAGCCTCATTATAATGTGGGCATCAATTCATTGAAGAACATAGCCAAGGGATCAAAGTCTGGTCAGGCTCGTTTCCGTATTGATAAGGATAACAAGATCAATGCTGGTGATGCTCATTACTTCAACCATGACGATTTAGCTAATTATGACGATGATCATGTGCCACGTATTAATGGCTATTTACAGCATCATGCTCCAACCAATACATATCATTATAAGGCATACCAAGGCGGGGATAATGACAATCCGCAGCATCCTCTGTTAAATAAGATGAAAGAATATGGGATACATCATAACCATCCGACTATTAAAGTCTTCAAAGAAGAGGCTAAACCAATGAAATATCTCAGAGACGTAGTGCCATTGGATGAGGTATCGCAGGCTGGTATTGATGCTATGCGTAAGATGGTATCAGACAAGTCAACACCTCATCATGAACGAGAGGCAGCACGTGCGGCATTAGCTAAGCATGGTCTATCACATCAAGTATCCCCTACATCATCATTCCATAATGACTTCGGTAAGTGGAATAGCAAGAAGTCAACAGCTACAAAGCCTGCTGCTCCAAAGAGCGATTTCAAGCACTACGAGAAATACGCAAAAGACTATCACTACGCAAAGCAGGGAACGTCTACGGATACATCAGGTGCTCCTGAAGAGGATCATGTGGTACATCATTACAGGCATGATAAGGGACATAAGGTAGAGTTGCACATGGATGCAGACCAAAACAATGTAACCCATTGGTATCATATCGATAATAAGCATAATGCAACCAAGGGTAAAGGTCTCCATGACTTCCAAGACAAGGTAAATAGCACATATCGTTCAATGCATGAGGCAGAGATGAAGGATGACTTCCATACTCCTCCTCATAAGAAGAAAAGATTACGCGATATAGACCCAAAGAATTATGATGTCTCAACACCATTGAGTGAGGGATGGGATAAGATATCTAACACATGTTATGTCAATGAAACCAAGGGAATTGCCTATGTATGCACCACAAATGGTGACTGGTTATACATCAATAAGGAAGGTAATGTAATTGATGAGATATCTAATGCCAAGCTTGCCACATACAAAGACGCCGCTGATAAGGACTGGACAGATCAAGGTGATAAGGTCAATGATGCTAATAAAGCCATTGTGTCTATTCCCTCAGGTAATCTATCTGCACGTATGAATGCATATCAGGCTAGATCAACTGCTATGAGACGTATGAGCAGAAGAGATAAGGGCATGGCAATGGCAGATAAGAAGGCAGCTATTGATCCTGATAAGAATGATTACGGTATCAATGAGCAGGTAGTATCAGGCGGCAATCAACCATATGACTCGAATAAGACTGTGAAGGCAAGGGCAGGATATAAGCAAGTCATTGCACCATTGGGCGACACAGGGATCAATGAGATATCAACCAAGCTATTGACTAAGTATATCAAGAAGTCAGTGCCTAATATGGGTAACAGAGCTTTCAAGCTAGGTCAGGACTCAATGGACAAGAAACCCATAAAGGATGCCGTATCAACACGTAAGGTAAAGAACAGAGCACAGGGCATAGTCCGTGCCTCATCTAACCTCGCTTCCAGAGATTTCACATATTCATCAGAGAAGGATTGATCATGAGTACCTATCGCGGCATTGATTACACAATGACGAATGAATATCAACGTTTCATGTTCTCAATAGATAAGGGAGATATGCTCGCAGGTCTCAAGGAAATCATAGATTTATATATCGATCATGGGATTACGTCTAAGATCATTCACTCTAGAGACCTACTCTTCAACACCAATTACTTCTATGAGTGGGAAGTGCATGGTGATAGGCTCATTACTAAGATGTCAAAAGCATGAGTTATCATGAGCCCACAATCGCAGGTATAGCTATTATGATCCTTATGGTCACCCTCGCCATTATCTTACACGTTGCCCCACTATGAAATACCTCAGAGATATAGTTCCCCTAACAGAAGCGGAATATCCAGTGCATCAGAATAAGAGTATCCCTACTCTGAAACACCTCGCAGCTAATGGTCCCTCCCACACAATGAAGTTTTATATCTCATCCTCTTCCCCTGATGCGACCATGTACTCAGGCGACTCACAATACCATACACATAATTCCATGGGTGCAAGAGCCTCACAAATACAGGGAGCAATTACGCATCATCCAGAGCATGATGAATATAGATATCAGGCGTGGCATTCTAGAGATGGAAAGAATGTAGAAGTCTCTCATCCTAAGCTAGATAGTATGGAGAAGCATGGTGTAATAAGAGGTAAGTGGGATAGCGATAACGCTAGGGTAGAGAAATAAACCCATGAAATGCTGTCCTCATATAACATCCAATGCAATAGGGCCGCAGG